TCGTAATGCTGACATCCGTCTTCATCGGCGCGTTGATAACCGAAGAAGAAGCCCTAGGAACAATCGAAGCAGCGGCTCCGGCCTGAGCTCCCGGAGGTGCTGTAACTGGTGCCTTCTTATCGTCACCAAAACCGAACCATCCGCCCACTGTGTCAATAGATTTAGAAGCCCAGTCAGGTAATTTCCAATCGGTGAAAAACTTCATTTTGTCTTCCAACCATTTGAAAATTCTTTTGCACCCGGATTCAATGTCCTCCCACGCCTTGATGAAGTTATCCTTCATCTTTGGGACGGTATTTATCAGGTTCGCAATATCTTTCGCCAAATCTCCTATAAACCCTACGACAGTCGTGATCGCCGCCACAACCACGTCCCCGAAGGCCTGCAGGAACATATCTTTGAGCGGTGAAAGTTTGTCTAAAAGGTCTGAGATTGACTTCCAGGCGTCCTGAAACGACTTTCGGATTCCTTTGATTTGATCGTCTGTATAACCTACAGATTTCAAGAAATCTTCAAATACGCTCGGTCCGCCTTTGGTGAACACAATTAAGTCATCGATAGCTCCGGCAAGTAGGAGAACCCCAGCGATTAGGAGACCAATCGGGCTTGTCAATGCGCCCAAGAGTTTTCCGGACATCATCAAAGCAGATTTTGGTCCGAACGCTAAGACCGCTGCTATAGAGATGCCTTTTAGGGCTAATTGAATAAACTGGCTGTGCTCTCCAATAAAAGCCGATGCCTTGCCAAATGTCGTAACAGCTTTTTCAATGTAAGGTAGGAAAAATTTAGCAATTCCATTACCGATACTTTGAATCGCCATTCCGGTCACTTGCCACGAAATTTTGAAGCGTCTGGCATTCTCTGCATCTTTAGGCGTTAAGGCGAGTTTCCGATATGTCTCAACCAGCTCTCCCATCTGCTTGTTGTTTTGCAGAAAAACAGCCGCGCTTTCACGTGTCAGCCCGAGATATTTCAGAGCGTAGTTCGCCTGGGCACCGGTCATGCCGTTGAGTTGCTTTCCCATACGAAGGAAAACTTCCCCGCTTGCTCCGGTGCGCTCAGTAAAAGCTTGCATGGCCTGAGTGAACGCCTCAGCGCTTCCTCCCGCGGCCACATTAGCTTTTCGCCATGCGTCAATCTCGGACACATTCATCCGGACTTTTTTAGAGATGTCGTCTAGCTTGGAGCCTTCATCTATGTAATTGCCAAACATGAATTTGGCACCAAACATCGCGGCCAGCGGAGCGGCATAACTCTTAATGGCAGAAAAGACCTGTTTCGCCATTGAATCAAGCTGAGAAAGAGATTTCGAGGCATCCTTTGAGGCCTTAGAAACATCCTTCCCTGCTTTCTTGCCGCTAGTTCCGACATTCTCTAAGTCTTTAGAGGTTTTCTTAGCGTTTTGAGCCGCGTCATTTAACGAGCCCGAAACCTCTTTGATACCGTCAGATCCCTCACCTAGTGCGTCAAGTTTTTCGCCTGCTTCCTGAGCGAATCCGAGCAACTGATTCAGTTTCTCGGACATCAGCTCGAAAAATTTAACTACGTCGTTCGAGTTGACGGATACATCAATAACTAAAGAGTCGGTCTTTTGAGCCATGTTATTAAGCGCTCTTTTGCGCTACCCACGAGTTGTAGTTCTTAATCAAAAGTGCCTCGTCTAATGCGTAGGCATCTTCCAGCGTTAGTTGTGTCTGAAGCTCGACCAAGGACGCCATGCCGCCGTTGATTAAACGAGAGATCAGAGGCGATAGCTGAGTTGTGACTGCTACGCCTCTAACCTTGGCACAATCGGCTAAGAATTCTGCACGGCGGGGGAGAACTGGCGTATCAAGTCGGGAAAAAAACCGAAGTTCGCCTTGAAGCTTTCAATTCTGAGTTTGAGGATGGTCAACGGGCTAGAAATATAACCGTCTGCATCATCGAAGGAGAATTTGATCTCGCTCTTACCGTCCACCTTGTAGACCTCGGAAAGCAGTTCATCCAAAAGGGCCTTCGCTTCTACATGTGGAACACTGACAAGCGCTTTGATCACGTCTCTGTATCCCATTTCGCTCTCAATATCGAGGTTTTTGCCGGTCATCAAGGCAATCCGGATCATTAGATCTTCAGCTTTAGTCGCAGGAAACGGATAAATCTTGAAGGTCAGCTGATTACCGCCGTCTTCCAATTTGATAACTTTCGGTTCCTTCATTTAGATTCGCTCCATGGATTCGAAGTGGAATACCCAGGTTGTCGGCGCCAGAACTTTGTTTAGTGCCGGCATCGGATTTGCTGTCTGCAGCACACCGTTGGAGAACTGGTAGGTCTTGCCGATAGACGGGATCTTGATTGTCAGGTTGCAAACATAGAGCTGTTTGTTGGCGCTCATTGCTTCGTAAAGCGTAGTGAATGCTGTCGCAGTCGGAGAGTTTGCTTCAAGCGTGATCGTTACAGGATAGATGTTCGGAGTAACGCCCGCTGCCATGAAGCCGTCTACGCCCATACGAGTCTCGGCAACCTGTTGAGAATCGGCGGCGATAGCGGCATCTGTCGAGAACCTTTCCAGCTTCAGACCGTTCGGATACAGCTCTTCAATCGTCATCACTGCTGACGCATTGGCGGATGTGATATCTAATTTCGGTTTCATTTCTTATCCATTCCTAAATGAAAAACCCGCCATTACGACGGGTCTACGCGGTTGTGAAATTTCGATTACATGACTGCGGTCAGTGGCATTTCGNGTGATATCTAATTTCGGTTTCATTTTTATCCATTCCTAAATGAAAAACCCGCCTTTGCGACGGGTCTTTGCAGTTGTGAAATTTCGATTACATGACGGCTGTCAAAGGCATCTCAATTCGTTGGATGCTGCCGGCATAGGTGTACCAAAGTCCCAAACGAGGGCTTCCTCGTTGAGTTCTCACATTTGCTGAAGGAGATTCAATGAGGTACCAGTAACCCTTGGAATAAAGATCCTGTTTGATCGTTGAATTATTGGTTTCCGTTAACAATTGCTGGATCTGGGAGTTGGACAGTGCTAGGCCTGTATCAATCACGCCATTACGCTTGGCATCATTAATGGGATCGAGCAACCATGCCTCGACATAAGCAAAACCGATGGCGTTGTAAGGAGCGCGATTGATGGCCGCGAACCCGTCCATGATCTGGCGCTGGATGCGTGCCTTGAACCAAATCATGCCGTACAGAGCGTCAATCCATTGATAAATTCCGGAGAGCAGACAACCTCGGTTGATGAAATCAAACTCAGCGTTACGTGTTGCGAATGCGCCCACGTAATTGACCTTGAGATCATCCAATGCTTCAGCCACTTCGTCACTTAGAACAGAAGCCTTAATTCCGGAAGCCGATTTTGCGAACCACGTCTTAATGCCTTGGATAGCGGACCAATCAATAGAAGCGCCGACTGCAAGGAAGGCCGCGGCATCCTGAGCGGTACCGTAAACTATCGCCAAACAGTTGTAATTGCTTTCAGCTAACTGGGCGGCTTTCGTTGTGGACTGGGTAGATTGATCCAACATCTTTGTGTCTGTGGACCAATCAAAGTACACGTAGTCATCATCAATGTCTGCCCAGGCCGCTAAAGCGGAAGCCTCAGCCACCTCTGTCGCATAAAGAGTCGTGAAACCGACCCAGTTACGAGAAACAGAAGTCACAAGATTCATGTTCTGAGCAGGTGTCAGAGCATCAGCGCCTTGAGAGAGAACGGCGCCGGAATCCTCAGTCAATCCGAGCAATGCAGATACATCCGTTCCAGTGGTCGCCTTTGTCGCGAAGGAGATTGAAGCGGTATCGCCTGTTTCTGTGGTGGTCAGGATGATGGCATTTTGATCAGAATTAAAGGCGCCGGAAACCGCTCCGACTGCAGAAGCCAGCTCTGTTGCAACGTCACTGAAAGACTTAGCCGTGGAGAAGTCGAGGTTCACGACTTCTTTTTCTGTGCCGTTGACCGAAATCGTCAGGGAACCGGTCGTAATGGCTGTCAGTTCAGAAAGTTGAGCTGTGATCGGAGCTGATTTAATCCAAGCGGCGGCATCTGCATTGATTCTGCGTGCCACAAACAAACGATTGATCGCCTTCTGCTGATTGTTCACTCCGGAGAAGTATTGATTAGCAAAGTCGGCCTCAGGGGATTCGGCACCAAAATAATTCCCGACAGCGGCAGCGGTCACAAATTCCAGTGCCGGAGAATCTGCAGGAATCAGAGCATTCTGGGTCAGCAGCAGACCATTTGTTTCAAGATCGGCGCTCCCAGCTCCAATGATGCGAGGGGTGATAGAAACCAATCGATTAGCATTGATTGACATATTTTTCCTCAAAATAAAAAAGCGCCAGAAGGCGCCGACGATAATTTTTATGGAGCGGCTATGAGCCACACCAGAAACTCATTTATTTGAAAATATCCTTTACAGCCTTAATCGCTTTCGCAATCACCCAAACTGCGAACCCGTAACCGATTAGGTAAACAGGAAGAGCTGCATACAAAGGAACGGCAGTGACCATGGTTAGGGCCTCCGCTAGGTCGTGTAAAATGTTCATATTGACTGATTCCCTTGCAATCAGTTAACTCAAACCCCGCTCAGCTACCAACTGA